TTTGTTGAATCGACGGGTTCAACGGGGAGTGACTGAATAAACTTTCTGGCATATAGCTGGTTAAGGTGACGAGACACAGGTGGTGCTGCTGCTTCGGAAGAGGTAGAATCGACTTACCAGTCGGGTCTCAGGCAAGGACGTAAAATTTACTACTGTAGTAATGCCCGTTCTTTGTTGGTAATACAGAAACCCAACCTCCCACCCCAAAATTTTTTGAGGAATATATAATGGAAGTAACAATTTATGATACACTTCGTACTATGAAAATTTTTCTGGACACCGCAGATACTGAAGCAATTAAAAAAGGATATGAAACTGGATTGGTAGATGGAATCACTACTAATCCTTCTCTTATTATGAAGAGTGGTAGAAATCCTGAAGATGTATATCAAGAGTTAATTGACTTGGGTATATCTGATGTTAGTATGGAAGTTGTGGGTAATGCAGATGATATGCTTTATGAGGGTCGTAGACTTGCCAATAAGTTTGGTAGAGAAGCAACCATTAAAGTACCATGCACACCAGACGGATTGTATGTGTGTAGACAGTTATCAAGGTCATTAGTCAAAGTAAATGTAACACTTATATTCTCACCATCACAGGCAATACTTGCTGCTAAGGCAGGTGCAACATATGTCTCACCATTTGTAGGAAGAGTTGATGATAACTCATATGGTGGTCTATGTCTCATCAAAGATATTGCGAATGTATATGCGAAACAGAATTGGAAGAAGACAGAGATATTAGCTGCATCTATCAGAAACGTAAGAGACGTAGGTAGAGCATTTGAATATGGTGCTAACATCTGTACCATACCAACAGGAGTATTTGATAAGATGTATAAGCATGTATTAACTGATGCTGGTTTAATACAGTTTGAAAAGGACTGGGCAGAAGTTCAATCTCATGGATAAGATTGATACTCAAGGACTAAGTGGTCCTTCCATTCCTGGTTGTAAGGATAATGTATATCCCCATGATGAAAATGGAAATCCAATTCTTCCTCGTGCTACGATTACACCTCGTAGGGTTCATACACATGAGATTGTTAAAGAGTTGAAGATACTTATTAATGAAGTATTGGATGAAAGGGAACATAAGAGGAGAATGGCAGGAGCATATGATAATGTAGAACCTTTACCTCCATCATATTTCGATACTGAGCATTTTCAGCATCTTGTTGGTGAAGAGGAACCACCGTATAAAGATTGGAGTCAAGATAGAAATCCTACATGGACTTTGGATCAGTTTCAAGAATGAGCAAATCTCATAACTACAAAAATCCTTCTAAGACACAAGATCTTGGACATGTAGAGGCAACAGTTACTGAAGGTAAGAAGTATTATGATGAGCAGGGGTGGGAGATTTCCCCACCCATTTCTGATAGAGAATGTATCTATCGTTGTTTAGAGAACTGTATAAATCTTGCTGGACTTGATAAGAAACAAGTCTATAGATTGGCAGAAGAGTTTAAGACTAAGAAAACCGAATTTGTAAGAAACGAGGAGTACCCAGTATTATGAGACTCGGTGTCATGTGTTCTGGGAACGGAACTAATTTTCAAAACATAGTTACAAATCCTGTTTGTAATACTAATGAAGTTGTGTTGATGATACACAATACTAAGGAGTGTGGGGCTATTGCGAGAGCAGCAAAATATGGTGTTCCTCATGTAAGAGTTCCTCATAAAGAAGAAGAAAAGATGATAGAACTCTTCAAGGTATGGAGAGTTGATCTTATAGTTCTTGCTGGATATATGAGAGTGATTAAAAATCCTGCTGCTTTCCCGGTTCCTATTATTAATATTCATCCCTCGTTACTTCCCAAGTATAAGGGATTACATGCAATAGAACAGGCACTAGATAGTGGTGATGATGTTACTGGTGTTAGTGTGCATTATGTAAATGAAGAGTTGGATGGTGGAGAGATAATACTTCAACAAGAAGTTCCTATTCTACCTGATGATGATCTAGAATCATTGACAAAAGCTATTCAAAGAATAGAATATGCAATACTACCATTGGCAATAGAACATGTTAAAGAGAAGTTGCAGCAACAAAATAATTGATATTTGTTGCCGTATGATATCCACTGATGGTGAAGTAACACTAGAAGAAAGGATATGGATGCATACATTATGTGAAAAGAATGAAGAAGCCAAGGAATTGGCAGGTAACATTCTTGAATGGAAAATGTTATTTTGAGGAACTATGAGATTTAAAGCAACTGTAAATGTAAGACTAAGAGGATCTGTATCAGATGCTGCTGGTAATGCTGTGATGAATAATACTCATAGGGTTGCTGAAGGTCTTGAATCACATCTGTTACGGATTGGTAAGTGTATTGATTATTGGTTTGATGCAGAAGATTATGAAACAGCAGAGAAAGAGTTATTTAAACTCAGTGATTTGTTATTGGCCAATACTGTGGTAGAAGACTGGAGTTATGAGTTAGCAGAAACAGAAGAAACTGGAATAGGAAATATATCAAATGATAATGCTGGCACCTCAAGACACTCAGTGTTCGGTTAACACTCCACCAACTGTCACAACCCCCCTTGACCTTATTAGTAATTCATTGTATTATACTCTCAACTGGCACATACCTAGTGTGACAGTTGTATAAATAACTTCATACAAAGGACTCGAAAGAATCGTAACCCTGCGTTGATGTAAACGGTTCCCCATGTCGGGGGAATTATCATCCGCAAGGGATTTTTTATTCTTGCGAGATACTTAACAAACAATTATGTCTATCAAATCAACAATCGCTGCTGTTGCAGCATCTCCATTCCTTCTCGCTGGTGCAGCTTTTGCTGGTCCATATGTGAATGTTGAGAGCAATATCTCATATCCTGATGGAGACTACTCTGGTGCTACAACTGATCTTCACATCGGTTACGAAGGTGCTATCAACGAAACTGCTGGTTTCTATGTACAAGGTGGTCCTTCATTCCTAGCTGTAGACGGAACTGATGGTTCTGAGTCTGAGTTCTCTGGTAAAGCAGGTGTTAACGTTGCTGCTACTGAGTCTCTAGGAGTTTATGGTGAATTATCTGGTATTTCTGGAGAGAAATCTGGTGACGATATCGTTAACTGGGGTGCTAAGCTTGGTGCTAAGTTCACATTCTAAATATCTCTAGTTCGAGATGGATCGAGACCTCCTGCTTGCAGGGGGTCTTTTTTTGTGGTAAAATAATATACATAATAATGCCCTAAGCGGATCCAAATGAAAAGGCTTATCGCAGTAGCAGCACTTGCTGCTCTATTAGCACCAACTGGTGCAGAAGCACGAACACGACTCTCAGGAGCAGGTGCGTCTTTCCCATCTAAGATATACCAAAGATGGTTTGCCGACTTCGCAAAAGAAGGAGGACACAGAGTAAACTACCAAGCAGTTGGTAGTGGTTCAGGTAGAAAAGCATTCCTCGATCAAACAGTGGACTTCGGAGCATCCGATGATCCTATGAAGCAAGTTGATATAAACAAAGCAAAACGAGGACTAGTTCAGATTCCTATGACTGGAGGTACTATTGCTTTCGGTTATAATAATCCTGGTTGTGATTTAAAACTTACACAAGAGCAAGCAGTACAAGTTGCTATTGGTGAGATCAATAATTGGAATCAAGTTGGATGTGATGATCAGAAGATGACTTGGGTGTATCGTTCTGATGGTTCAGGTACGACTGCTGCATTTGCAAACTCTATGAATGCATTCAGTAAGAAGTGGAAACTGGGTGTGGGTAAATCCATTCCTTGGCCAGTTGGTATAGGTAATAAAGGTAATGCTGGTGTTGCTGGTAATATCAGAACTACACCAGGTTCTATTGGATATGTAAATCAATCTTATGTTAAAGGTGAAATTAGAGCTGCTGAATTGCAGAATAAGAATGGTGACTTTGTTGCACCAACAGTTGAGTCGGGTGCTTTGGCACTCAATGGTATTACACTCGATGAGAACCTCGCAGGGACAGACCCTAACCCCACAGCAGAAGGTGCTTACCCCATTGCTACGCTTACATGGGTACTTGCTTATGAAACTGGTAATGGTAACAAGACTGAAGCCATAAAGACAACTCTATCTACATTACTCTCTGATAATTATCAAGAGAAGGCATCTGTATTAGGGTATGTTCCTTTAAGAGGTGACATTCTTGACAAGTCTCGTGCTGCTGTTGAACGTATAGGTAAGTAATCTGCTATATACATATACAACACTTGTTATGTCGGCAAATGGAAATTAAAGATATAAAATGGACTAAGTGGATTGCCCTTGGAGTGGGTGGTCTACTTGGTCTTTCTCATCTAAGTATGATTGGTATTATCGCCAATAGAAAACCAGATAGTAAGTTCCCTCAACTCAACATCCCCGTGAGTGAGTATACTTCTTATAGTGTTCAGGCAAATGAAGAAGGGTATGCTATTAACTATCGGGCAAACGATCCTTTAGTGATGCAAACTACTAAGACTATACCTGGCAAAGGTGGGTTGTTTAGTAAAGGTCAACCTACTGAAATTGTAAAACAGTATACTATGGATGGTGCAGAGCATCATGACGGTCCTGTTTCTACTAGGTCTGCATGGATAGATCCATCAGGACTCACAGGTGATGGCGAAAAGAAGATTAGTGCCAAAACAATTGAGTGCATCAAAGCACGAGGTAGTGGTGAAGGAACAGGAAGAATGGTCGGTGGGAGCGTTGGTGCTTCTGTTGGTTCTGGTCTCTCCTCTATACCTTTTGTTGGTTGGGTTTTGGCAGGTGCTGCTTCGATGATCGGTATGAATGAAGGTGCAGAACTCGGTGGTGATCTTGCAGAGCAGTTTAGTGATGCGTGTGTAGAAGAGGTTGACTAAAGATAAGGTCAACTGTATAATAAATAACATATAATAACTTCGACTTATTGATGAAGAAAATATTCATGCCTTTAATGGCAGCAACGATGCTAGTGCCTTCCATAACACTAGCATCTTCTATTAGACCAGGCACTAGAGTAACTCATGAGTCACTTAATTCTGGTTCTAGTTCCAGATCTAAAACTCTATGTCTAAATGAGAAAGAAAAGTT